AGCTAGTGTTCAAATTGAACGTTGACCAGCTCAGAACATGTGTGGATGGTTTTGAATAAGGAAAATAGAGTGATGCACCATAGATTTGGCCATAACCCGGGTTGCTTGGGACACCAAATGTATTTACATAGGCAACTTCGTCTTTTCCCTTTTTATTGCCCATTGATTTAACTGCCCATACGCCATTAACTGGTGAAGTTGGGAAGTGATGGGTTGGATATTTGTTCTGTGTGCCTACCAGATTGCCATTTTGAAATCCAACGTTAAAATCAACATTGACTTTGTCCCCATTGGGCTGGGTTTGACCATTTATATCACCCGCAGAAGCACTACCACCATTTAATATCTGACCACTGAAATAACCATTGTCGCTAGTCATGGTTGCTTCAAGGTCAACTGGTGTGTCTGCTGTGCCCGGATTTGTGATTGTGATGGTGTTACCTCCATCATTTGGTTCTGTGATCGTATCTATGGCATAGATAAAAGGGTCGTAGCAAACAAAAGTCAGACTGCCACCAGACACGATTCCATTGACTGGGGTTAGTTTTTGCGAATCACCACCAGCTGGCACTGCCATATAATACTTGTCTGGCTCATTGCCCAAAATCAATTGAGCGGGCTGATTATTGCTTGAACCCAATGCACCTGCTAGATCGTGTTTATAGCTTTGGTCAAGCAGATAGTAAGTCAGGGAAATTGTCCGTGGCCCCCATTTGTTGCTGAGCAGTTTTTGCCCAGGTGATATGCCAATATCCACTGCTTGTGGCGTTGTTGTTGGTATGGCTCCAATGTCTATGCCTGTAATGCCTATCCATTGTGCTAGATCAATGCCATTGAACAGTACGCTCATGCCTTTATCAGCCAATTACTGTCGCCCCTCCATTCTGATAGCTGTTTCTTGATAGTGTTTTATTGATTTTTGCTGTTGTGTTTTGAATCTTAGTCAGTGGTTCGTTGAGTGCTTTGGCTGCATCGTCAGGATTCATGACTGACACTACAACCATCTGCTGTAGAGCTTGAGTTAATCCAGCCAAGTCAGCATGTAATGTGTCCAGCTTGCTGCTCACATCACTATTATCAGTAGTAGAAACAGGCTGTTGGCCACGATTAATCACTGTCATTGCTTGCCCAAGTAGCTGCCATGCACGAGACGCTTTAGCTGCTCCTAAAGGCAATACTGTTTCAGGACCATCGTCGCCAATGATTGCAGAAAGTGGACGATTGACTAATCCACCATTTGCCATCCTTGGAGCACCAATAGGACCATCATTTCGCCAATCCCACTTGTACATTCCACCCCAACTTGGATAGGTGACGTAGCCAATACTATTTCGCCAGTCAGAGTTGTTAAAGAAATGGACAAAATTATCGAGAACACTTGAACGATAATTGTGTCCTGGAACGTTGTAGTAAGCCCAAGTTGATGGAATGTATTGCAGTAACCCTACTGACGCCATGCCAGCCATTGCATTACTGTCTGTTAGGTTTGCAGCATTGGAATTGCCACCAGATTCAGACATCGCCACATTGGCCAACGCTTTTATGAAGTCGTCCGAAGGATTAACGCCCATGATGCTTGCAGCATGACGGGCTAGTGCTTCCAGTTCTGGATAGGATTTCTTTGCGCCACCTCCAAGTGATGAATCGTCCATTGATTGCTGAATTTTTGCCAGTTGTTTTTTGAACCAAGAAGCAACATTGCCGATCAGCTTATTAATTACACCACCGGCTAAATCACTGAACATCTTGACGCCGCCAGAAATTCCAGAAACGCTAGACTTAATCAGCTTTCCAACATTTTGAATCGGGTGTGCAAGCCAATCTCCAACTTCCTTAGCTTTATCCCAAGCTCCACTGAAGAAATTGCCGATTCCGCCAATCACACCACCAAGATCATAGTGTTCAATTCCAGCCATGTTCATGATTGCTTTTGTTTCTTGACCATTGAAAACACGCGTTCCTTCAGGCAATAATCCTGTGGCATTGCGTGTTTGGCTCATTCCGACTTGACCATTTGGAAGCTGATAAAGCTCTTTCCAGTCTTCTCCAGCACCATCATTGACCATGACAAGATGCATCTTGCGCTCAACTATACCGCCTTGCTCAAAATGTACAGGTGATAACTTGTGTAATGCGTCTTTGCCAGTAAATTTCTGCCAAACCCAGTTGATGCCTGAAATGGCTCCATTAATGACATTGATTATTGCGTTCATGCCGTCGGAAGCGGCATTCTTCATGCCATCCCACATGTCAGAAAACGCTGACTTCATGCCATCCCAGGCGGCATTCCAAACACCTTTGATTGCACCTAAAACTGTTGAAATAACATCCTTAATGCCACCGAAAACGTCTGAAACAATATTTTTCATGCCATTCCATGCGTCACTCAACAGTTTTTTGATGTCTGACCATGCTTTTGACCAATTGCCAGATAACAAATCTAGGCCAACTTTGAGGATGTCGGTAATGATTTTAAGCGCTGATGAGATGGTGTCTTTGAGTACTTTCCATGTGGCAGACAGAACAGATGAAATAATGCTCCACATGCCCTTCCATACAGCAGGTAACACTTTGGCGTAAATTGAAAACTCTGCCTTGAAAAAGCCAAACATAATACCCACAACTGGCTTAATCGCTTTCCATGCCACTTGGATAACTTTAATAACCAGTGCCCATGTTGTCTGAAACAGCTTACCAATCAGTCTTAAAATTGGCTGAATACTCTTCCACATTGCCTGCATTCCAGAAATAACAGCCCTTAAAGCTGGTTTTAGAGCATTGCCAATTGTCTTAGCAACGTTGTTTACTGCATCATGAAACGGTTTGATGTGCTTATAGGCTTCATAAAATGCTAGTCCAGCAGCCGCAATTGCTAAAACGATCCCACCTGGACCACTCAGCAATAATTTCAAGGCACCAAATGCCTTAGTTGCTCCACCTAAACCGCCAGCACTAGACAACTTGCTCAATGCACCAAAGTCTTTAATGCTTTTCAAGGCTGTTAAACCTTTGAAAGCACCACCAACAACAGCAGTAAACTTGACTATTTTTGTCGTCGCCCATAAAGCCAGCAGCGTCTTAGCTAATGTTTGAATTGCTGTTTTGTTCTTGGCAATATTGCCTAATGCTGTGTTTGCATTTTTCAAGGGATCAGCAGCCTTACTTGCACCACTACCCATCAGGCCAAAGCTCTGGGCTATGCTCGAAACAATACCAGAAATTGTGTGCCAGATGGCCGAGCCAAATGTCTTAGCAATGCTTAGAACAGATGAACCAATGCCAGTAATGTCACTCCGGTGTGCTGCTAAATAGCCTAATAGCTTGGTTGCTTGTGTCGCAATGTTAGCTATACCTTTTCCTAGCATTGTAGCTGCACCTTGAACAGCTGGACTGGACATTAGACTGGCTAGCTCTGACATACCTGTGTTCTTGACACTTAACAGAGGGGCAGCCATCTTTTTCTTCAAGACGTCCCATGATGCAGACATTTGAGCTTGCGCACCATCGGCTGATTTCCCAAAGTCTTTGTAAATTTCGCTTGAATTTTTGCCAGTCTTAGCCAACAAATTAAGGAAGTCGGTAGACGAAACTTTACCAGCAGCAACCATCTTTGCAAATGCATCCTGAGAAACGCCTGCTGCTTTGGCTAATTGAGCACCTAGGTTGGGTGCTGTCTTTTCAAGTCTTGCCAGTGAGGAAGTAGACAGCTTTGTTTGTGAAGTGACTCTGGTCAGTTGTTTAGCAAAGCCAGATAACTGGTCACCGTTCAGCCTGGCACCTGTACCAATGGCTGTAATGCCGGCTGTAACCGCTTCGGTCATCTGGGTGTTGCCGTGAGTGACGGTATCGACGGTTTTTTGCATCCCGCCAATGGTTGAAATAGCTTGCCCAGACTTGGAGGTTAGATCACTGACTTGATTGCCCAGTGATTGAACATCTTTGGCTGACTTACCCATCTGCTCCCAAGTTGTTGCTGACTTTTCACCAGCTTCATCCAACTCTAGAC